TCAAGAACTTTCTTAGATTATTGTTCTGAATATCTACTCGGTTCCAAAGAACTGGTCCCAAGGTCTTTACAAACTCTCTTGCCCATTTGATAAAAGCCTTAGGGTGCCTACGGACTTCATGTGTCATGTTCATCCATACACACCCTTCATTAGTTACACCAAACAACGCAGCAGGTTTGTCGTCAGGACTAATTAGAAAGAAGGTTTTACTTTCGAGTACATCATACGACATACAAAGAACTGGATTGACACCAGCTCTAAAGAAATCAGCTACACCTTCTTCCAATAAGTCTTTAGCTATCACAGGTACATCTTCTAAAGCAGCAGGTCTTACTTTAAAGCCTGAGGTGGAATTGCTCATAAATTAAGATCCTCGGTAGAAACGATTGCTATATTTACCTTCCCACGTCATGTCTAAAAGACTCACAGGAAATGGAGTATCTCCAATAATTCGGATAGCAGTGTTTTTGTTACGTTGATAAATAGGGACAACGTGTACAGAATCAGCAGAAAGATTAACGTTGTTTAAAACGTAGGTATTAGGTAAAGTAGTAGACACTACATTCTCCCACGTTGGAATACCAGTCAAATCAATTTCATAAGTTACAGGACCGCTAAGACCTGTAGCAACGTTGATTCGATGAAGAATAAGATCAGCAGTTTGATCACTGCTTACATAACTTCCTTCACTTTTAGTGATGTAAAATTTAGGGAGTTCCAGAGACATTTCATACTGGTATCCAATAATTAGATCACGTCCACGATAGTCTCCAGCAATGTCTGCATAGTAAGCACCTGCTGTACCTGCTACAGTTGGTTCTAATACAGCACCAACGGATTGACTTGAAGTAGCGTTGCTACCACCGATGTACCCACCAAGAGCTACAACTACAAAAGTTTTACCGCTTGCAGTTTCATACGGAAGAAAAATGCGAGTAGTATCAGCGTTGGAGTCATAGGTACGATAAGGGTTAATGGACCAGTAATCCAAAAACACATCAGTTTTCTCACCAGTAGGAAGAGTCAAAAAACCTTCATCACTAGATTGACGAAGATTAAATGCTTGAACTTCAACTTCAGTTCCATTAGCAACAATTGCATAGTAAGTACTTTGGTCAAAGAATTGATCAAGTAACGTACCAGTTAAAGTCCACTTATACCAAGACTGAACACGCTTTTCACTAAGCTGTAAAAAACGGTATTGATAAATAGTGCTGTTCCCAATAGTTCCAAGAGAAATAATGGATGCAGCTGCAGACGAGATAAGGCTGTCAATTGTGCTTGGAATAAGTTCAGGGATGTTATAGGTTAGTTCCTCAGCAAGAGGAGGACTATCGTTCCTAATATCTACAAGGTTAAAGAGTTTAGTATAAAGAGGTGTTTTAGCAATAAAGTTAGTAGAGATACCGGTTGATACAGCTTCAATATCAGCCTCACACTCATACGACGACATAGTGTTAATCTTTGCCGTTTTAGGACTCAAAATGTCAGAGTCAGTGCTTAGCAAGAATTGTTCAGTGTTACCAAATAGAATCAGACCAACAGCAGTAGGTCGGACATAATTCAAAGTAACTGGCTTAGCGGTTGATGCCGAAATATCAATCGGGTCATCATCTGTAGCAGTAAGAGCGGTAGTGTTAAAGAAGTTGAACAGGTCACCTGCTCTACTCATTGTCACGGTTTCATTGGACAAGAAACCAAGACGGTTCCTATACAAGAACATGTGACGAATAGTTGTGCCAACAAAGCTGGGATTGGGATTAGTAGTAAGATCACCAATTAATCTTTCATCCCAAGTTACTGGTCCATAAGTAAAGGAGCCATCAGTTTGCCGGACCAATTGGTGAGGCATGGTAAGGGGATCAAACCTATATGTAATTCCAGGTCCAACCGTTTCTTCCCATGTACCTACACCATAAGTAGCACCGGAAGAAGAGTTAAATTTAAGCCACATATCATCAACTTCCACATCACCAGAGTTGACAACTTTGACTACATAACCATCTTTAGCTTGGCTAGGCAAAGCGGAAACCGTTGCAACAGTTTCTTGGAAAGCATACATTGCATCTTGTGATGGACCGCCTGTAACTTCAATAGTAAAGGCAGCGGTACAACTAATGTAAATACCAGCACCAACTCTGACAGCAGTGTAAGTTTTACCACCAAAAGTTTGACCATTAATATCAGTAACAAGATCACTGAGAATAGAATCTACATCACCACCTGTACCAGCGTTGTGAGTACCACGAAGAGTACCATCAAGTTTGATTTGATAGTGACCAGTGCCAACTATACTAAGTACAACAAAGGCTTGATGAGGAAGCGCAGCAGTGGTAGTTGCTGCATCCATTTGGACTGTTTTAGCTTTGTTTAATATAAATGTGTAATCATTAAGCGTTAGAACTTCAATGTCCTCAGGGTCAGCATCTTTGAGATAAGCATTAGCAGGAACAGTGGTGATAGCACAGTCATTAACTTCAGTGTTGTAAAGACCAAGCTTGGTTGCTTCATCAGCTACAGCGTTACTGTAGTTGGTCTGAGCATTATTCATTGCAGCCAAAGCAGTAGCCAGTTGACCAGCAGTGTGTGTAGCTGCTACCGTATGAATCGCTGTAAAGACCCTGTAACCCTCTGCAGCAAGCTTTGGATGCTCATCGGTACGTTCGGTACCAAGAGTATATCCAGCGGGCAAGGAGACGCTTGTAGACACCACTGTGTCAGCGTTCTTAACTACATAAACCCCATCAGCATTTTTTGTGATACCTGAATACAGGTAAACTTCGTAAAAAGTGTTTGGTGTAGCAGAAGGAATGTAATTGTACTTTACATCAAACAATTCTTCTGTAGTGGCATTCTGTCCGGCAAGAGCTTCAGCGTAATTAGATTGAGCGGTATGAAGTTCTGTAAGCCTAGTTTTTCTGACGTTTACTGCTGCATTGTAATTAGCAAGTGTAGTTTTTACATCTGCAATAACACACGTACCAGGAACACCTGTATTACTACCCATGTTAACAGCACGGGGGGAACCATCTGATAGGCTCCAAATACGAAATACATTGTTTGCATATTGAGCAACGTATTTCTCATCCTGATCCCTAAGAATCGAAAACCAACGACCAGTAGTGGCAGCGTTTGTCAACGACTCAATGTATTCACCACCAGGACGCTTCAACATACCCAACGCAAAGTCAGGCAAGGTATTCACTGCATCTCTGACTTGTCCAGGAAACTTCCTGCTATCAGGTTGTTGAGAAATACCAAGAAAAAGGTTTGGGATTCTCTGGGAAATGGTACTCATCGCATCAAAGCTTGATAAGGTTGATAACTTGTGTAGTAATTCTGACCATCCTTAAAACCAAACATCGAGTAATCCCCTTGGTTGCATTCATATTCAATGGCTGCAGCACGGGTATAGACTTCTTGTTCAGCAAGGAGTTTGTTGATCTCTTGATCACCAATTAACTTGGTGGCACACATACGAGCAGCACGAGCAGTGATGTACGTTTGAATAGCAGGGGGTACATCAGTGAAATCAAAGTACCAGGTCAGATCAACGTGAACAGGTTCAGTAAAAGTAAATGTATGATGAAGACGGTCATACAACTTTCCATCACGGCGTACTAAATCAAACTCATTTTTATGATGTTCGACATTAGCATCCATTTGAAGGACATTGTACGGATATAAAATTTGATTAGTGATTGAATCTGGAACCATCTCGTAGTCCCGTTCTGTGTTAAAGATCCAACCTTCAGATTGAACTTGACGGTTGATTTCTCTAAGAGTATTCAGAACAATGGATACTTCGGGGTTCTGTAGATCCAGCGTGGTGACAGGAGCCTGTCCCACAGAGCTTAGTATTTGATTAACAGCATCCAGTTCGGTGGACACAGCATAAGTAGGAAAGGGCATAGTACCTATCAGAAATTAAAAAAAGGGGACCCCGAAGGATCCCCAATGTTGAGTACGAAAAGAATCAGAACTCAGAAGGTGCAGTAGCGCCCACATACAGCTCAACAGCTGCAGCAGGGTTCAGGTAATCAGCACCCATAGCCAGACGGCCAAGGATAACGTCACCCTGGTAGATCACCGACACGTCACCGCTGGTCACTTGCACTTGAGGACCAATTGCCTCAACCACACCAGCAGCTTCCTTCTGGAAGATCAGACCACAGGACTTGGTACCAACTTCAGCAGCGGTACCGTAGTCGTTCTTGATACCGGTCACAGCACCGTCAGCGTTCTCCAGGGCAGGACCCACGAAGCTACCAACGTTACCAGGAGAAGTCTCACCGGTAGTACCGCCGTACTTGGTACCATAGTTGCCCAGGAAGGGGATGTTCATGGACTTGTAGATCTTGATACCGGCAATCTCAATGATGCCGTTACCCTTTTGCAGGGAATCACCTTGAACATCGCGGTTCACGAGACCGTTAGAACCGATGGCTTGGATCAGAGCGTAGTACTGGCGGGGGTTCAGAACACCCACACGACCGTCGCTGCTGACACCTTTCTCATCCATAGCGGCTGCAGCGTCATAGAACGCATTAACCAGAGCAGTGGAATCAAAAGCATCCGAATCGTT